CCTAATTGTAAAAAGTCAGATGAATACGCACTAACGATATAATGATTTTAGATGAAGGATTACCCAATTCTTTTGGGGAATTTGGAGAAATAAAAGATAATTGGGATATTTGGCGTGGTAATCTAACCACGCTAATGGTAATTATGAATACTTTTCCCAGACACGGTTGGCAGAAACCAAAAGAGGTTTCTACTTCGCTTAAAGACACGGGATTAAGCTTTAAACATCAACCAAGTTTGATTTGGGATTGTGAATGCGATAAGATCGTGAATAACCCTAACTATAATTATAATCGGGTTTGTGATAGAAGAAAAATAATCCTAGCTGTTATTGTCTTTTTATATAAGTAATACAGGGTACAAAATAAATGGAAACAAATTCGGAAATTTGCAAAATGGATCGAGGATACTATACTCCTTTATTAGCAACAGAAGGTTTAATCTTCTTAGCTAAGGAACAAGTCGGTAAATCCTCTAAAGAGGATATTAAAGAGGCCATTGAGGAGTATGAGAGGCTATTTACAGCGGGTGTAGGTTCTCCAGCGGAGTTACTAACCCTTTATAGATATTATGGCCCTAAATCTAAGTATGCGCAAGCTGTAAAGGAACAGGGACTTCTTGAGGAAGAGAATGAACCTTTAGTAGTTGGTGGCCCAGCTTCTGTCGAAGGTATTGATCACGAAAATCATTTAATCACTATGGAGGCCTTAGGCGTTGCTTTTAAGGCTTTCATGAATAATTTCCGAACTCGAAATTGTATGGTGTTCCACTCTGATGTACAAACAGGTTGGGCACTTCCTGCATACATTACAAAAACGGGACAAATTTTTAAATCGGGCGTAGATGAAACAGACGGATTTTTCCTGGTGTCGGAATTACGAAGTGATACTCGTGTTGCTACCCGACTTATAGAAGAAATTATTGATGGGAATATTCTTAGTTATTCAATTGCTGGAAGTGCAACAAACGTCGAAACAGTTAGTAATGGTTCGCAACGTTTTATGCAAGTGAATGCTTTAGAACTGGCTGAAATTACTTATTGTGAAAAAGGTGTTAATCAAGGGGCTTTTTTCAATATTCTTAAAAGTGAGAATGCTGCAACTAAATCTTGTGCAGATGGAAGCTGTATTCCAGTATATAAAGACAAAACTCCTGAAGAATGTGCATGTAATAAAACTCCATCCCAAGATGAAGTATTACTTACTAAAGCATACGAGACAAATTGGTATCGACATACAATAAGTAATTATCCTGAATTTGATAATACACCATTTCGGAATTTTGTATCGGATAAGTCTGGGTATGAGCCTAGAGACTTTAATAAGATTACTAGACCGGAAATGGATCGTATAGCTGTAGATTATATGAAAGATGCTAGAGCAATTAAACCAGAATTTTCTTCTGCTTATGTGCAAAAGGAAAATCATGCTTATGACAAATATCCAGAGTTTGCTACGATGATTGAAGGGGATATTTTTCAAAAGAGTCAAATGTCCCACACACAAGAGGTATCTAAAATGTCTAAGAAAGATGAATTTACTGAAGAATTACATAAACAGTGGCAAGACCCTAAAATGGAATATGCCAGTAATTGGGAAGAAACTGAAGCAGATCGACGTACTAAACTTGAAAAATTACATGAAGACTTAGGAATACCTCCTCGTGTTCCTCATACTTGGGATGATAACGAAGGTAGTAAAGGGTATCCTGAAGTTTCGGAAGAGAAGCCTCTTCCTTGGAATATGACCGATGGGGTTGTAGACAAATCATAAAAATAGGTGTATGATGTATCTATACTAATTTAAAAGAATTGGTATAGATAAAGAAAATAAAATAAGCGAGGTACGATTACGAAACAAATACTGGATATAATCCATGAGCTAATAAATGCACCTGAATCCGACGAGCGACGAGAATTAATTCAAGAAGCCTGGTTCAGGGATGAATATTTTACAGAGGGGGAAAAGGAGTCTTTTGAAAAGGATAGCCAAGAAGGAACTCAACTCGAATCATTAGTTGGTTATTTTTAACTAGAAATCTAGAAATTTTATGGATATTGAACGTTGTGGGTACTGTGGATTTAGAGGTAATACGCGAGAAGATTATTCTTGTCAAGCGTGTGACCATGATCCGTGGTGGCAGTATCAACCCTACCCAGAAGAAAATAAACCTTCCGCTTTAGCTGAATTCAAAATTCTGCTGGAATTTGGGTTTGAAGAAAAACGAAGAACTGAAGACGAATAAACTCTCAATAATGAGGCTATGAGATAAAATTATGTTAAAAAGTTTAAACTTTAGGCCACAAATATTTTTAGTACTATGTGTATTGGGTGGACTTGGTGCCTTTTCCTTGCATGAAGGTTTAACTGAAATTACTACAGGTTGTGTTACCTTAATGGGAGCACTTGGAATGAAGCTACTAGAAAAGGACGGTTAGCACGTACTGTTGAATTGGAACAGTTTCGCTACCTGGGCCAACTTAAACCTCCTACTTATTTTAGGTAGGAGGTTTATTTTATAGAAAAAGAATTGGAGTAAAGATAAATATAATGCTTACAAATGATTTTATATATGGTGGAATTGAATATAGACAAAAAGATATTCGTTACCCTCGTCCTGGGGAATACTTTTTAGAGATTAGGACAAAAACTCTTAAATATACTGAGGTGGAAGTAAAAGTGGTTAGTATTATTTTAGAACCTCTTAGAATATTAGAGAAGAAAGAATCACAGTGGGAACATCTAAGTAAATATAATACTTAATCCATACCCTTTTATCTGGACAATCTTTATAAAATATGTTATAATAGATGTAATCAGGTAAACAAATTAATTATTTTATATATTTTGAGGCTAATGGGGCAAAGTTATGGGTAAAGAAAAACCAAATAAAGAAAAAATAAAGATGTTTCGTGAAATCGATCCTACTAGAACGGCTACGAGCATGGCAAAAGAGTTAAATATCACTAGAGAACGTGTGCGACAAATTCTAAATGATTTAGGTTTGCCTACGGCTTTTCTTAAACCACAAAGAATTTGTGACAATGAAGGATGCAATAATAAAATTAAAAGGAATGATGCTGCTAAAACGTGTTCTCGTGAATGTTTTAAAGCTCATCGTATAGGAAGTTTTATTTGTGCATATTGTGGTAAAGAGAATACAACAGCTAAATACCTTATAAAGCTTCAGAAGAGTCGATATAAAAATATGCATTGCACTCATTCCTGTGCATCAAAAGCATATTGGGCTAAGAAGAAAAATAAATTACCTGTTGAAGCTTTTTAATAACTACCCTTATGTTTTGTAGGAGGCATAAAAATGATTACTAAAGGAACAAGTAATGTTGGTGTTTGTAAAATCTGTAAAAAGAGTTGTGAACATGTTCCATATCATCCATCTATTTGTGTAAAATGTTATGTCAAATCTGAAATATATAAAGCTAGACATAGATAGAATTATGAGTATGATAAGTACATTGACAACGTAATGTTTTTTTGCTATACTCGCTGTACAGAAATAACTAAGTAGGAGACAATAATGGATGCCTTAGTAACCTTAATAATACTTGGAATAATAATTAAAGCATTCCTTTCGCTTAAGAAATATTTTGGGAAATCTTTTATAAAAACGAGTGACTTTCATGGTACTGTTACTAAGTATGGCCCCCAGATTCCATTGGCCTTTAATGTAGATGAAGCTGAATTCCTCTACGAATATATACATAGGTCAATGGAGATTGCAGAGCATAATGGAAAGGAAGCGAATGCAAATATGCTCCGCGAAATTAATCGTAAATTGATAAAAGCAACTCTTTCCGAGAATTTAATTCGACATAATGCGGATAATGGGAACTACCGCGAATTTGAAAAACACGGAGAATTTGCTAAAATTAGGTGAAATATAATGGTTGAATCCGAAAATTCTGAGAATGAAGAAAATAAACCGGATGAAGAAAAAAAACCCGATGAAGAAAAGAAACCTGATCTAAGTCGGTTTGAAAACTTTCTTTATATAGATTTAGAACAAATCCAAGCGGTAATTGATGATGCGCAACCTATGATAGAAGCTTTTTGGACTATTTGGACTGAAGAAAAAACAGAACAAGACCAATTAGACTTATTTACTGCTAAAGGGATGCCTGGAGCCGTAGGTCGTATTATTGATCAAATTATCCCTCCAACAATGTTTAGTATGTCACCGGATAGTTTTATATTATTAGCTCAACGTTGTGTTTTATTTGGCTATTGTTTGGACGAAGTAAAGAGACGTGTTGGGATGGATACAGAAACTAGTTCTTCTACGGACGAATTAGCAAAATTAGATAAACTCTGGAATGTAACTGAAGGGGATGAACCTACTAATGGAACCGAATAATAATGAAGAACCTAAAATAATAAGACTTTCACCTGAAGAGGCTAAGCAAGTTCAGATGGATGGTTTTCCGATGTATGCGGTATTCGCAGACCTTTTTGAAAGGGAAGGCCCTGAGAAAATGAGTAAACTTCTCCAGGAACGAGGGGTTTCAGGGGCTATTATGCTTTTTATGGATGAATTACTTGATCCAACGGCTATCCATAGGGCTGATCAAATACCCTTTACTCATCGTTGCATTCTTTTCGGGTATTTCTTAAAAGAAATTCTTGAAAAGGTTTCATTTGAAGGGGAAGATATAGTTAAACATTATTATGAAAAGAAGACTACATTACCCTCATTAGAGGATTTAGATAATTTATGGGGGGAGGATTAAAAATAAATTTACTGTGTCCTCTAAGTATGATACAATAATGAGGTACAATTATATATGAGAATAGTACAAGCTAAAAATACTGACTGTGTACATACTGAACCAGAAGATTGTTTTCATGGTAAATGTAAGGTACGAAGAGTGTTCCAAGCAGGTACATTATTACTAGAAAATGAAATGGGTTATGTTACATTAATAGAACCAGAAATGGTTAATGAGGTAGAAAATTAAATGGTAGAAAGAAATTCAATTAGAGTTATAGCATCCCAAGCAATTGAAAATGCAGACAGTTCTCAAGACCGATTAAAAGCTGCTCAAGTTATTGTATTACTTGATATTGCTGATGCTCTTGAAGAGCAAAATAGATTAGCCACAACTGCTGACCCCGATCCAGTACTTGGGAGTTCTAAACCTAAAGCTACTCCTAAGATTTCAGCCAAAAAGAAAACAGATGCTATTCCCCCAGTGGTTGATGAACCTGATACCCCTAAGTATACTGGTGTAAATCAAGCTAAGACTGGGTAATTAACGAGATAAAACAACGACTAATATAGCAATAGCATTGCTTGTAAATCAATTATTAAAAGATGCCATTGAAACCTTTCTTAAAGAACGAGGTTTTTATGACTATCCCATTGATGAACTGGAAGATTTAATGGGGACAATCGCTTTTCAAGCTTTTAATAAGCTGGAGCTTGCACGTCTTGAAGCAGAATTACTATTAACTGATGAAGACTAAAGAAAGGGGAAGAAATTAAAATGAAAGATATTGATATTACGTTTAAATGTAAGTCTGACTGGAAATATGCAGAACCAATTGTCCCTGCTTCACAAGCCCTTCCTCAGTGGTACAAAGATATGACACCCGATATTCCAGGGAATCAGTCTATAAGCCGAAGCAATGACGGAACCATAAAGGCTTGTCCAGCTATGTTTGATAATATGGCACAAGGATACATACTTCCTCTATGGACAGACCTTTATGTTGAACCATCAGAGGAAGATTCTCGAAATGGAAAACCTATCCCTCGTTTTTACTGGAGTTCATCCAATATAGAACCAGTTGTGCAAATAGGAAATAAAGAACAGACTAATGGATGCCCACGAGCCGATAAACTTCCTACCCCTTGGTTAAAGTTAATATCTCCCTGGTTAATTAGTACCCCCAAGGGTTACTCAACATTATTTATTTCACCTTTTAATAATGCCGATAGCTTGTTTGAACCCTTTTCTGGGGTAATCCATACAGATATATTCTCTACTTATATTAAAGTTTTAACTTTATGGAAAGGGCCAGAAGATTTTAAAGGTATAATTAAAGCAGGCACCCCACTGGTACAAATGATTCCTTTTAAGAGAGAGTCGTTTCAACATAATCTGGGTATTATAACTCCAGAAGAAGACGATGAGGAACAGGCGTGTTTTAATGCAGTTTCAAAACTGGGTTTTACTAGCTTGTACCGTAAATTATTCTCTCCCTTTAATAGATCGTACTATAAGTAAATAACCATAATTATAAAATACAGATAATATAAAAGTTAATATCTTTATTTCCCTAAGTATGATACCCCAAAATGAATCTAAAATTGGGGGGAAAGAAGTAGAAAAAGCTATTTACTTTTTATTTTAAGCTATGTTATAATTACTTATCAAGAAAATAGGCAAAGGAATAGAAAATGAATATAATTCAGACGAGAAGATTACAAGGGATTGATTGGGATGAAGTGGCAAAGAAATGGTGTTCTTGCGATGATCCTGAAGAACTTCATAGCTCCATCTTTATGGTGGAACATTCCCACTCTGAGTCGAGATACTGTGTCAATGGTTCGAGTATACACATACCACCATATACATATTGTTTAGTCTGTAAAGAAGATGATGTAAAGTATGACCACTATCATTGCAGGACTTGTTTAAAACTAACTCAGGTCGGCTAAAAATTTTGTGGGGAGAAATACATTATGCCTAGAAGAAAAAAGAAAACAAACATACAGTATACAGATAAAGGAAACATAAATATATGTACCTGTGGTAATAAAGACGAAGGTGATACCTTTACCTGGGCTAATCTAGGTGGACACCTGGTATTACTATGTTGGGATTGCACAGACGCACTACATAAGAATACTATAACTAAGGAACAAGAAAAAGGATTAGTATAATAATAGAGGATTAGGATAATAGTAGTAGTAGGATTTTTATCAGAAATATCAAGGACTAAAACCCTTGGTAGGCACAAAAATAGACTAAAACCATGACACGGCTAGAGATTTTAAAAAAGTTTCATAGCCTTACTATAGAGAATAACAATGACTACTATTACCCCTCGCTGTTGTCCAGCCCT